CCAGACCAAGTGACGTTGGAGAACGAGTAGTACGAGGTCGTGCCGGACGAACCAACCGTTGGCACTTGACTGACCGTCAGCGTCTCGCCACCAGCCGTGTATCCTGTGGCCGACACTTCACCAGTAGCGGTATATGCGGCAGTGGTTGCGTCCAACGTAGCCGCGTTGGTGTACAGCGCAATCTTGAAGACCTGCGTCGTACCTGTGCCAAGATCAAACGTGCCGGTATTTAGGCCGTTCTTGTAGGTGTTGGTTGCGTAGTTACCGGTGAAAGCCATCAGGTCACCTTCTGGCGGAACTGGCCGCTACGGTACGCATCTTGACGCTCCATGCCATCACCCAGACGCTTGGCCATTGCCAGTGCTTCCATGTACTTATTGTTGTAAAACGAAATTATGTCGGCCTCACCCTTCATGAAGGTGTAGCCCTCTACGAGCGAGCCATAAAGTAACACGCTGTCAAAATTATCACCCAACCAAGTTTGGCCGCTGGATGCAGTTGTAATGCTCTCTGGGTAGTAATAGTAATGAAGTTCAACGGTGTACGTGCCATCTGGAGTCGGGCCAAGCAAGAACGACAGTTCGTTGCTTATTGTTGAGTTGGTAACGGTTGGGCCGAACAAGGCGTAGTACGCAGGTACTCCAGTGTCCGTTGGAGTCGGAAACGATTCCCGAATGAAGTTCACATCCTTGTTCAGCAAGTACGCATACGACCCGTCAGTGTTGACCACGGCTAGCGAGTATGTAGCCAAGAAGTCAACGGGTGACGAGAGGTACTTGTTGTTGACTGTGACAGTTCCTGTTACGTTCTTGCGAATGGACGGGAACTGAACGGTGTTGAAAATACGCTGTTCGGCTTGAGTGATGAACGTGTTGACCTGCTCAGTACTTGTGAGCGTAGCCGTGCCTGTCCCTGCACTGTCCGTAAAGGCAGTGGCTGGGAAGTCATTCTCAAGGTAACCCTTGATGGTTTCAAACAGCGTACTGTAGTTCATGGTTAGCCCATCGGACCACGGGCCATTTTGCCCTTGGTCTGAGCTTTGCCGCCACGCACTTCAATACCCGAAGTTTTGGCCGTGTCAGGATAACCAGCACCGGGCGGCATAGTGTTGGTATTCGGTTTCGGCTGCATATACTTGTTCATCGGGTTAGCAGTGTCGACCGAGAAGAATTCAAACTTGTCGTTTGGGTTCATTATCGTCCCCGTTGGTTGTTTGCACGAGCCATGTTGCGACCGACCTTGCGCATTGCCATACCAGTCACACCGCCTTTTTTCAAAGACAGCTTCGTGCCCTTGCCGCCCTTGTGCTCTTGCATGTCGTGCTGCTTGATGGCTTTCTTGATCATGGCTTTGTCTTGCGCCAAATCTTTCTTGTCCATTTTCTACCCCTATGAAGTCACTACTGTTACGCTGCCAATCGCAATCGTCAACGCCAAGTTATTCGGCGTGAACCCTGCATCAATGCCTCTTGCGCCACCCACCGGATTCCATCCCCACTGGATGATTCTACTACCACCCTCTGGTGAGCCGCTACCTAAAGGTCCAGTACTGTTCTGCTGCGTCTGCAACCCGCTATTACCCGAGGTCACATAACTCACATCCGGCCTTGGATTACGAACTGCTTGCGGGTCGTTTACCGGGTACATACCTAGTTGCAACTGCGGCTGGTCAGGTTCCCAGCACTCTGGGCAGACCATAATGTTGACCAGCTTGGTCTTAATCGTGAGCTTTTTTAACTCTTTTAACTTGTACCTCTGCCCACAGCGGTCGCATTCCGCAATCGAATACTTACCGGAGGAAAACCTATTAGGCATAGAACATGTTCCTAGGCACGTATCGAACCGGGGCTTTTTCTCGATCTTCCGAGGACGCCAAATCCCACTGTTCGTTGTACTCAGCCTTGAGCATGGCAATCCGGGTAGGATCAATATTTGGTAGTTTCATAGACAACTGGAACGCCAGACCCGCCACCATGCAAGGCATGAATCGGAACGGGATATCTTGGCCGTTGATACCGTTACCGGCATCCTGAATCCGGCGCAGTCGCCAGTACACAAAGGTGTAGGTTTGGCTGTTATCTGGCGTTGGCCAGACGTGAATCCTCGGCGGAACCTCCACACCAGCGGAGTTCGTAGCCCCCGAACGGCGTTGAATCCAGACCTGAATTGGTCGGCCAACCGCATTTTTGTTAGGGATTGTGGCGTAGGTAGACTCGCTAATCCGGCTAATCGTGATGTCAGTCTGATTCTGGTACGTGCCCGTACGGATCACATGGTCCAATAGGTCGACTGTATCAACAGGTAGATCGTAAGTGATCGTTGGCGTTGGGCTGGTGTAGGCTAAAGTTAGCTGCCCTTGCTCCACCGTCCACATATTAATACCACGGTTTGCCCACTCCATCGTGAGCAGGTTCAACGACCGGCGTGCCGTACGCATGTCGTAGCCCGAACGCAACTCCTGTCCGCAACGCTCAAACGCCTCCTCAACCAGATTGTTTAGGTCTAGGTTGAAGGCTTGAGTATCAGTAGTCTTGTACGGGACAGTAGCCATTACTTATTTCCTATACGCAGCAGTTTTTTTAGCCACGCCTTTAGGTTGAGGTACAAACTGCTTCCCTGCTGCTTTACCGGCTCGCTTGGCACGGGTGCTAGCGGCATACTCTTGCGGGGAGAGCGCTTTGATGGCGGCTTCCGGGAGGTAACGCTCTCCGGTTGCTTTGCTTCCCTGCGTGGATGGCTTGCCACTTTTCGTGCGCCACTTTTGCTGTGTCCACGCTTTAAGGCTGGCTTGCGGTTTGGCGAGTCCACTCACTTGTACCCCCCGCCAGACTTCTTGTACTGCAACGCCAGCATCTGTGCCTTACGCGCAGACCACTGCCCCGGATCACCACCCTTGCCACCAGCTTTGATGCGGTTGAATAACGACTTGCGCATACCCGGTTTGGTGTAGTTACCAGCCTCATTCACGCGACTTACTTCACCACCCTCGGCGTACATAGATACCTCATTCGGATCATCCTTGCGTTTGATCGTATGTTTCTTTGGCATCTTGGAGGGGGCGATTGCCCCCATACCCCGAGACGGGCGCATCAGAGATACTTTCCACGGGTCTTACCGCGTTGAGCGATACCATCACCACGGCTAGAAGCAGAACTTGCTTTGGGCTTGCTGCTAACCTTGCCGCCGCGTTTCATACCACTACCAATACCCATATCCGACATACTTTGGTTAGTTGCCGCACTAGCACCTCGACGGGGGTAATTTCCAAATTTAGCGCTTTCTCTAGCCTGTTCTTCCGGGCTAATTGTAAGCGGTACACGCGGTGCTCTAAGCGCATTAGCACGATTTTGATAGCTTGCAAGCCGAGCGTTTTCAGCAGAGTAATCAGGAGCACTATTAACAGTAGCAGCAGCGTCATTAACAGCAGCTACTGCATTGGCTCTGGTAGGAGCTATACGAGTTGCGCTAACAGGTTTTTTAAGCGTAGCAACTCCCCCTTTTAACGGGCGCTCAACATCCTCCGAAGGGTTGTAATCATAATTACGTTCTGCAGATTCTATATCTGCTTGTTTTTGCAAAGCTTCTCGCCGTGTTTGCACAGAGGAAGGGGGCTCAGCGACTTCTCGCGCGTTGTCCTTAGCTTCCTTGGCAGCGCTCGCTTCCTTTTTCTTGTTGTAGTCACGATAAGCCATAGTACCGGCAACACCCAGTGCAGCGATAGCGGCTAAATCTTTCCCAGATATGCGTGCCATGATTGGCTCCTTAGCAATAGCCGCCTTTGTTCATCTTAATCTGGGTAGCTTTGGTTTTGCCACGTTGGGCAACTCCGTCGGCTTTACTAACAAAACCCCCAGCAGCCATTTTGATCATCGTGCCTTTGGTCTTACCCTTGGACTCGATACCGCCGCCTTTGGCCATTTTCATAGCGCCCATCTCAGCAGCTTCATGTTTGACCATTGACTTAGGAGCACCCATCTTTTTCATGAAGGCCACTTCTTTGCCAACCATTGCCTTGGATTCTTCCATTCCACCAGACTTCATGCCCAGATTCCCCATTTGTTTAGATGTGGGCATCTTCTTATCTACACCTTTTTCCATCATGCTTTTAGCTTTCATTTCGCCACCCTGTGCAAATTTGCGGCCTTTATCGGCCTTGGAGAAATCTTTACCCACGGACTGTGGAACGCCTACTTTCTTGGCAAACGCCGGATTGTTGGCTATTGCCTGCATAAAGTTGTGCTGTTTAACTGATGTGCTAGGCACGAGTCTTACCCCGTTGCGCTATGCCATCAGCACGTTTGGAGGCGGAAGATATGGAACCGCCATGTTTAAATGTTGCTATCGGCTCTTCATCACTGCTTGCCGCACTTACTTTGACCGGTGCTGTTTTACGCGCTTGCCTGTATAGCACGTCGTTAGACGGCACTGGAGTATCTCTTAACCTGTCAAGCGTTGCCATATCCGTGCTACTACGGGTAGGCTTTGGCCTAGCTGCCGCTGGCCTAGCTGCCGCTGGCGTAGCTGCTTTCTCAGGAGTTGATTGCGCCACTGCTGGTGCTTTAGCCTGCTCTGCTGCTGGTGCTTTAACCTGCTCTGCTGCTGGCTTAGCCAGTTCCGCGCCGTATTTTTTACCACGCCACGTAAACGTACCCGCTCCAGCGTCTCTTGCCTCGGCAAAAGCAGACTTAAACGATTGTGTATCGTTAGTGCTTTCTAAATGCCCCCCACCAGCATACTTTTTGGTAGCCATCAGATCATCCTACCTTTTGTCTTACCGCGCTGCGCTATACCATCACCACGCCTAGAAGCAGACACGGAGCCACCACCAGCCATACCTCTTTCAGCACGACGGGCGGCTTGGGATGCTAGCATTGCACGGGAACCCTCTCTTGCAGTAACCGGGATCGTAGCGCGACCAAGTGGGCCGGAGGCGGCTAAAAGCGCAACTTTGCCAAGACGAGCGCCAGCTTCTTCTTTGTCTTCGTCTGAAATCGTTTTAGACTTATCTGCCAAACGAGAAATTTGCCCCATACGACGCGGTGCAGACGGAGTAATAAGCTCAGCAGGTTTGCCGCCCGGTACACTACGCCGAATAGGTGGAGTCTTCATCTCTCCCGGAGACGGAGTCTTTGCCGTACTTTCTTCTTCACGAGGAGAAATGCCTGCATCTTCCGCGTATACGCGATCTGGTACGTCGCCACCTTCAGCGTATTTCTTTTTCATAACGCCACCCTTTTTGAACAGTTTGCCCATTTCGGTCTTGGTCGTTGGAGCATTTTCTTCAGCTTTACGCTGCTTTTGCTCGTTGTACTGGTCCATCATTTCTCTCTCACCGACGGTAGGCGGGTTGATAAACCCGCGCCCCCCACCAGCATTTTTTGGTTTGTCTTTTTTGTCAGCCATGATGTCCTCAGCAGTTCCAAGCCCGAAGGCTTTTGTTGATACGGCTATTCGGGTCTTTCGCTGTCTTCTCGGAAGTTAGCTTCTTCTTCATGCCGGTCATACGGGCGCAGAACGATTTCTTCCGTGCGCCGCCTTCCGGTTGGGGTGCTTTGAGTCCGGGCTTCCCCGGATTCGCTGCGTTGTAGGAGGCTCTGCCTTTGGCGTTCAAACCACCAGCAGGATTTTTGCCTTCTTTGCGTTGCCACGCTGGAGTCTTAGCCATTATGCCGCCGTGCTCATGGTTTTCGCTGCCTCCATCGAAGGGTACAGCACATCTTTGCCAAAATCGCTCTGGTACTCGTGGATGCCCATGTGACCCAGCTTGATCGTCGGGTCAACCCAGATATCCGTACCAACTTCACGAGCACGATCACAGAACAAGAAGTCTTCGCCAATGTAGCCAGTCGGCGTTACCTTGAAGTCAAAGAAGCTGTATAGCATGCGGTCTTCAAGGTTGTCCGGGTGCTTCCACTCGGGGTGAGCTGCGCGAAGCTTCTCAAACACCTGACGCTGGATCATCATGAAACCAGTTGCTACACGGTAGGCTTTAACCAGACCCCAACCATCCATCGCAATCGAGTTCTGCGCACCGTCAACACCGTTGCCACCGTCAAGCGACAGGATGTAGACCTTGCCCTCTTTACGAGCTTCGTACGCACCGGCCACGATGCCACGGGTCTGATTCCAAGCCAACAGACGCAGAACGTCTTTCGGATCAAACGTCATATCCGAGTCGATGAACAGCAGGTGGTCACAGTCCGACTCAAGGAAATTGTGTGCAATTACATTTCGGGCGCGAGACACAACAGAACAGCCGCAGATGCTGCTGACTTGAATCTCGATGCCATGCTCCAAGACTTGTTGGCCGAGCCGCATCAGCGACACAGCCATTTTCACGCCTACCTTATGGTCATAAGCCGGTAGGCCGATCATCAGTTTCTTGCCAGCAAGGTCAAAGCCTTTTTGATTTTGCACAAATCACCCGTAGAAAATGGTTACGCCAGTTTGGTTGGAAAGCTGCCCGTAGATACCGTTGAGGCACAGCAAACCCTCGCCCGGAATCAGCATGCTTTGGTTCTGCGGAACACCGGAAGTGGTCAGCGCAGCCGTATCCAGCGACATCAGCCAACGTCCGCCAGCATTGGAGAACGTGCAAGCCGTGCTAGTTATGGTTCTGCTATTGACATCAGTGATGGTAAACACACTGGAGCTGGTAACGGTAACCACATAATTGCCGTTGGTCGCTGAAACGCCGCTATTGGTGGCAAACGTAATACCGATCTTGTCTCCGGTAACCAAGCCATGAGATGCGCTAGTGACGGTAACCGTGTACCCCGACTGTGAATAGCCAGTCGCCGCTGCTGAAGGCGCAGCAGTTACATCCCACATGTTGATCGTACCAGCCGTCGATGACGACGTGAACATGATCGCCTTAAGGCGGGAGCGATAGTTGATAAAGAATCCGGAACTGTTTAAGTGTCCAGAATAGACATCTGTCTGCATGGTCAATCTCCTTGAGATTCAGTAAAGGGGGCCGAAGCCCCCCAAGAAGATTGGTTAACTGAACGGAGTAGCAGCAGTACCAGAACCAATCAGCACACCATTAACAGACCAAAGGTTAGCAGCCAACGGAACCAAAGTGATCTGGCTACCGCGAGCAGCGCCACCAGTAGTGGTTGCGTTCAGCGTGATGACCGTGCCGGTTACAGACGCAAAAGAGTTGGAGACGGTAGATACAACGCCCAAGCTGCCAACAAATTTGTCCGAACCGCCGCAGGTTACGGTTTGAGCCGTAGCACCAGCAGAGATAGCATTGAAGAACAAATTAAATTCAACGCCAATGTTGCTCTGAGTATTGGGGTCAGAGCCGGGACCGGCAGAAGTCGGATCAGCGGTCGTAACGATAGTAGGCAGCGTGATTGCGCAGGTCGCCGGAACCAGCAAGGTATGACCAGCGTGAGTGGCAACCGAAAGAGTGACGGTAGCGCCAAGGGTAAGAATGTTACCCGGACCTTGAGCGTAGAAGCCGTTTAACGACCGTACCGGGCCGTCAAATGTGGAGATAGCCATTTGATATTCCTTGTGTAGTAGCACATGCCTGTACCGTCTCTACTAAGTCTGCTGGGGCAGTCTGTACAGGTCTAAAATCCCAGATATCTGAAGCATACACCAAAAACAAAAAACGGGGGGTTTTTACGCCCCCCGTTCGTGTTACGCGCCTTGGGAACCCCAGACGCCCAACGGATCAGACCAACCGAAGCTGTAACGCTCGCGGCTCTTGTAACGGACGTTGCCGGTGTCGAAGTCGCCGTCCATGCTGTTAGACAGCGGGGTGCGGACGAAGTGCTTCAGACCGTTCGGAACGTCGGTCATCAGGAAGTAGCCGTTCGGGTCGGTCAGGAAGTGGTTGACACTGTAACCTTCCGGGATCGAACCGTTGTTCTTCAGAGCGTTGATGTCGTTGTTGTTGGTGCTAACACGCAGCTCAGTCTCAAGCAGGCGGGTCGCAACGAACATCAGGTTCGGCGGAACAATCAGCTTACGCGGCTTGGCGGCA